TTTTATTTTTTTTTATAAAAATTATATTTATATTTTTATTTTTATTTATTTGAATCATCTTTTAATATATATTATATATATTATAATATTAAAAAAAAATAATTTGAATTTATAAATATTTAATTCCTACATATAAATTTATTTATGTGTTAAAAATATAAACTAACATGTCGGTTTTCAATGTTCATAATCGAAGAATTATGTTAGATGTAAAGAAGTTAATGAGCAATGGCTACCAGCTTTATTTTTCTGCAGGTGGTTTAGATGAAATATTTGTAATATTTCATGGTCCTGAAAATACACATTATAGAAATGGTATATGGAAACTACGTATACGTTTTCCCTCTCAATATCCATATAAAGCCCCTTTTGTATCTTTTGCAAATTATATATATCACCCAAACGTAGAATCAAGGGCTGGTGCAATTTGTTTAAATTTTTTAAGTAAGGATTGGTCTCCAATATATGATTTATTGAGTGTATTAAATGAATTTCTTCCTGCTTTATTACGAGAACCAAATGCTGGCGATCCTTATAATACGGAGGCGGGGCGTTTATATGATAAAGATAAAGATGAATATGATAAGGTAGTTCAAGACCATATATCAAAATTTGCTTCAAATTTAAAAGATTTATTACCAGAAAGTATCGAATTTGCAAAAAATAATAGTATAATAGAATCATATAATATTTTTACAAATAGTGAAGATGATAATGAAGATGATAATGATATAATGATAGTCTAAAAAAGTAATATTTTCTTTATTCTGAATTTTAAGTAATTCCATTACATTAACCTTACTCAACATTTATCATAGATAAATGTTGAGTAAAGATACAAGATACAAGATACAAGTAACAGTTCCAGTCCTCTAAATACCAGAATTTTCGTAAATACGTATATTACATATAATACTAATATATTTGGGACTTGGAACCAATACTAAATCAAATTCCGAACATAAAGATGTTCTCTTTTTTGTTTGCGAACTAGTTGTTTATGCGCCATTTCTTTGCGAAGATTATTGCGGAGAATTGCTTCATCTGCTTGAGTAAAAGGAGCAGAAAAAAGTGCGGGTGCAATTTTAGTCCGTTTGAATAGTTTGCTGATTTTCATAGTGAAAGAATGTATAAATCACAATAAAATCGTTTTTTTTTTTTATTATATTTGGCAAATGTATATGTAATATATAGAAATACTCAGATAGCGAAGATGATTATAATTACCACCATACCGATACCAACTCCTACCACAAATATTTGTAGTAGTTATGAAAATTGTTTTCGTCTTTAACGACGAGATATTCGTTTGTGAATAGTTTCTTGTAAAAGAATGTATAGATAGTAATAAAATTATTTTTTTTATTTTATTAAATTACTCAATAAAATATTGATTTTATCTAAATAAGCATTAAAATAATAATAATTATAAGAATTCCAAAAGCAATAGATTCATACTTCCATCCAAATCTACGATGAGTAGGGTGAATTACTGGTAAAAATTCAGTTGAGTTTCTGGTTTTATCAGAGCGTTTAAAAATTTTGTTAAATTTCATATTAGTAATAAAAATATGAATACATTAAATTGAAATCATTTTTAATTTTATAATTTTAATTTAAGTCCATAATTTTATTTTTATTTATACAAGTATAACAATAAATACAAGTATAATAATACCTGCCGTAATCCAGTCAAACATATGACCCAAGTCGCGTCTGCCTGGATAGATTGGTTGTGATATTTCACCGCGAATATTTGGTGAAACTCTTCTGGAATTTCTTCTGGAAAAGCGTTTAGGAATTCTAGTAAAAATAAGCATAGTAGTAATAATTTATATAGATTAAAATAAAATCGTTTTTAAATTTTATTTTAATCTATAAATAGAGCTAGAACTGGTTAGTAATTGAAAGTAGATATGCTTAAAGAATCAATACGAGAATAACAATTGTTATAACAATAATAAAAATAGCAAGAGTTTTCATGTTAATCGTTGATTGTGGATTGCTATTTGCAAAGAGTTTACGAATTTTGGTAAACATAGTTTGTAAATAAATTAAAATAATATTAAAATTTGGCTAAAGTATATAAAAGTTAATTTTCTTATAAGAATTTGATAATATAGTTTTTATAGTTTTTATCGTTTTTATCGTTTTTATAATTTTAGTTAATTACAATCATAATTTTATTAAATTTTTCTTGTACATCTTCTTTTAGATATTCCATTTCAACTAATATATTTTCAAGATTTTGATTAATTTTTTCTAAATTATTAATTTGATTTTGTAAATTTTAGATAAAAATTTATTTAAAAAATAAATTTCAATTTTATATAGATATAATATATACATATATGTATCAAGAAATTTTAAAAAAAATAAATAAATATATTTACTTAATATTATTTGTAATAATAATAATAGTGTGTTTCAAAATAAGGGAGTATTTTCATCCGGGTCATTCACATAATGATTCAAACCCGAGAGAAGTAAAATGTAATCGGCCTCCATATTTATATGTTCCCGGTAGTCGTTGCCATTAAAAATATTTATACCGTTTTCTAGCTCAATTTCGGAAATTTATTATAAAATCCTCAAAGATGTAAATAATAAAAAAAAATATATATTTTATTTATAATAAGTATCTTATATTAAATAAAATATATATTTTAAAGTAGCACACAATTGTTATGAATAATGAATACAAATTAATGGAAGAAGAAAATCTAGATAATACTAACAAATCAGATATGATAAAAATTGGTGTTCCGATAGTTGGTGGTATAATTGGAGCAGTAATAGCTGGTCCAATATTAGGACCAGTTATGGCAAGTGGAGTAATAGTTACAAAACTTGGTTTAGGTACAATTATAGCTAGTGCTAGTACAATAGGAATTGTACTTGGTGATTTATCAAGGCGTGTTACTGAAAAAGTAATTGATATCAAATTTAAAATATTTGATGGAAAAAGTACAAATTTATGGCGAAAATATTATATAGATTTTATTAAAAGTGATAATTGTCAAATTTTAATAATGCCAATATGTTTGAAAAAAGATGTTAGTGGATATATAGAGCAGATTTTAAACTCGGGTAGTGATAATAGTTTAGGTTATTTAAATATGAGATTAATGTCTTTTTATAAAGAGAGAAGATTATTAGATAATTGCAATTGCAATAGTAATAATTTTATGATAATAAAGGATGCTCATAATTATTTAAAATATTTATGTAAAACATTTAATCATGTATTTCAACATATGGATAATGAAGATATAAAAGTGTGTAATAATACAATAACTAATCATGTATTTTCAAATGTATATAATAATGTAATATATGCTTATTATAATAAATTTAGTATCCAAGATGAAAATTTTTATAAAAAGTGTATAAAGATGAGAAATCATTTACCAAAAGATATCAAATCAATTCATAAAAAGATAAATATACGAACGTATAAGAGATTTTTAAATAATTTTGAAAAATCTCATACACCAATTATGAAATTAGACTCAATTAAAATAATGTTAAAGGAAATTCAAAAAGAAGGTTATAATTTTACAGCAGATGATTTAATAACTGCTTTAATTTATTTGTTAGTGAGATATTCCCCAACTCGTATTTATTCACATTTAGGATTTATAGATGATTTTCGGGATAATGATAGTGGTGGAATTTACGAATATATATATATAACATTATTTAGTGCTGTAAAAGCAGTAAATGATTTACAAAGATAAAAAATATGTTTAATCAAATATATCTGTAGTGTAGTGTAATATATGGATAAACATATACTATTATATAATAATATATGTTGAATCCTAACTTAAAAATCAAGTTAGATAAACCTTTGAAATTAGGTAATATGCGTAAAAGTCGGAAAATTTTACGTAAAACACAGAAAGTAAATATGAATCCACTTGGTAGACCTTTAACAATAATATTTTGTCTTCCGGGAACTCCATTTTCGAACAAATTTTTGATAGGTTGGACTAGGATCGTCCAATATTGTACGACACACAATATTCAGTTATTACTATCAAATCATTTAAATAGTAATGTTTATTATGTACGAAATCAGTGCGTGGGTGGATCTGTGCAATTAGGAATTCATCAAAAACCATTTGGTGGAAAAATATATTATGATTATATGATGTGGATAGATAGTGATCAAGTTTTTTCAGTAAATGATTTTGAGAAATTATTATCAGCTAATAAAGATATTGTAAGTGGATTATATTTAATGGATGGTGGTACAAGATATGCTACTGTTCAAAAATGGGATAAAGAATTTTATAAGAAGAATGGGAGTTTCCAATTTTTAGATCCTGAATTTGTTAATGAATGGGTGAAAAAAAATAATGGTAAATTAATGGAGGTAGAATATACTGGATTTGGCTGGATATTAATAAAAAAAGGTGTTTTTGAATCATTAGAATATCCTTGGTTTTCTCCTATTTGGGAAGATTTTGGTAAAACTGAGGATGGAGAACCAATAAAAGAATTTACTTCCGAAGATGTCGGTTGGTGTCAAAAAATTTTAAAAAAAGGTTATAAAATATATATAGATCCAACGGTTCAGGTTGGTCATGAAAAAATAATAAACTATATTTTGCCGGAATTTCAAAATAAATTACAATAATATATGATATCTTTATGTCTTTAAGAAAAAATTAGATACTAATTGTATCACTGTCAATACAATTAATACTATTGATTGATTTTTGGATAAGTTCATCGATATTTTTTTGTGTATTAATATTTTTGTTATGAATTTGTAGGTTTTCATGTTCACTTTGTGATAAATCTGTTTTTGTAGTTTGTATATTTTTATTTATTTTATTAGTTGTTTTTAAATTTTTAATATTTTGTATATCAGTATTGTTCATTTCTTCAAATGATGTAGTTGCGATACTTTGTGCTTTTTTTATAATTTTACTTGCTTTTTTCCGTGCTTTTTTGATAATTTGTTGAGCTTGAAGTTCGGCTTTAAGTATAATTTTATGGGTTTCTTGTTTATTATTAATAAGTTCATCTTTTTCATATAAAAAGGATTCTAAATCATCATCTTCTGTACTATTAATAAATTCATTTTGAAGTAATTCATTAATAGTTGCTCGGGTTGTATTATTACAGATACATTTTTCAATTATCATTTTTAATTTTTTATGTTTAATTTTAGATATAATTTTTGGTTTAACACCATTAATAACTTTTTTCCATATTTTAGGTATTGTATCACATTCGGCATAAGGTGTTGCTCCTGATATAATTTCTAAAATAGCCATACCAAATGAATAAATATCTATTCGTTTGTCATAATATTCGTTATATATTTCAGGTGCCATAAATTCGGGAGTACCAAGTATGGTATGGGTAATTTGTTTTTCCATATTTTTAGCTAATCCAAAATCACCGATAATAATATTCCCTGTGCTTCCATTAATAAAAATATTATCACATTTAATATCTCTATGGATAATATTATTATCATGTAAAAATTTGAGACCATATAGAATTTGTTTAATCCATTTTTTAATAATTCGGAGTTTAATATTTTTAACTTCATGAATGAATTCTCTTAAACTACCAGAAGTAGCAATTTCAGTAATGAATATAATTTTTTGTAATTTGTCATCTTTCCAATTATCATAAAATTTTATAATGTAGATACATTGATTATTACACTGTTGTAAAATTTCGATTTCTTTTGAAATTTGTTTTTGAATTTTAGTTCCAAAAGAAGAAATCGATATTTCATTCCAAGCAACTTCAATTCCCTTAAGAGTATCATATGCTTTAAATACTTTTTTTTGCCCTCCTTGACCTATTTTATCCATGTTTAATTTAATATATCTTAAATTTGGGGATTTCTCTCGATTATCCGTTATTTTATTAGACATTGGCAAATAATAAATATATTATTATATAGAAAATTATTTATATTAACTAAATCAAAGCTCAGAATCTTTAATTTAAGAAAGATTATTTTAAGTTATTTATAAACTTGATTTTATGATTGACTATATTATATACAAAAATTATTTATATTAATTAAATTAAAGTTTATAACTTTAATTTAAAAAATATTTTAAGTTATTTATTATTTTAAGTTATTTATTATTTTAAGTTATTTATTATTTAAGTTATTTATTATTTTAAGTTATTTATTATTTAAGTTATTTATAAACTTAATTTTATAATTGACTATATAACAATTTAAAACATTTCACTTTTGTCTTCGTACATTTGTAGAAGATTATGAATGAAATAAATTATTATAGTAAGTTCAATTGCAAGTTGTATATCTTGTTCGCCACCACCTTGATAGATAAGAGCTGCAAGGAGAATCCATTTAAGGACAGGATATGCGGCAATTGTTCTATTAAAGATGGCTGGTGGAGCAGGGAATCCACCATAAGCACCAATTGCGGTACAAATATTAAGAATAACTGTTCTACTATTATCTATTTTTAATAATTTTAGAATATCTTTTAAAGCATTCATTTGATATATATATATATATATAATATAATTAATTTAGGATTAAAATTGAATATTTAATGATTTAATCAAATAAATAATATTTAATAATAATGAGTTGTTCAAAAAAAAAAAAAATTTCATGTGAAGTATTTTATTCAGATGAACCAATTATGCCTATAATGAATGATGATTTATTCCAAAATTTAATAGATATAAAAACAAAAATTGATGAAATCGATTCCAAAAAATGGATTTTTTGTAGAAATTTGACAAATGATTATGAATATATATGTGATAAACACCCTTATATAAAACGTACTCCATTTAATATGAAGTATTCAACATTAGCTAAAATGAATAGGTTAAAAATACCTATGTACCAAGAAATTTGTAGTAGATCATTTTTCAAATTATGGGAGATAATGACAACGTATAATCAAAAAATGAATATTGGAAGTGATGAACCATTACTTTGTGTTACTTTGGCAGAAGGTCCTGGTGGTTTTTTACAGAGTATTTTAGAATATCGTTGTAATAAACCAACTAAAATATATGGTATAACTTTACGAGAAGGTACTCAAAATATAACAAAATGGGATAATAGTTTTAATGAAAATGATAAAGTTATATTAACGTATGGTGATGAAACAAAAAATCATGATGGTGATTTAATGAATTATGAAATTATGAAATATTTTTGTGATACTGTAAATGCTGATAATAAAGCAGATATAATTACAGCTGATGGTGGATATTCAATATTAATGGAAGATGAAAATATAAAGGAACAAATACATTTTCCATTATTTTATAATGAAACAATTTGTGCTTTATCAATTCAAAAAAAGGGAGGTTGTTTTATCTTAAAAGTTTATGATATGTTTACTTTACCAACATGTCAATTATTTGCTCTTTTATCAATTTATTATAAAGAGGTTTTTATAACAAAACCTTTAACAAGTCGTCCTGCAAATTCAGAAAGATATATTGTTTGTTTAGGATTTCGGGGTATATCGCAAAAAGAATTGAATAAATTACATAAGACATCTATTTCAATTTCAAATGATGGTATTCGTTATAAATCATTAATGAAAGATAGTAAATATTTAAAAACAAAAAGGGGAGTATTTGTATCTTCAATATTTGCAGATAATTATTGTAATAATATAATTAAAAATCAAATATCTGAATACAATATGCTATTTATTCCTATACAAATTGATAATATTAAACAAATAATAAATTTAATATATGATATGGATCGTAATCAAAGAATTGGAGATATTCAAACAAATTCATCTATCTTTGATTTTTATGAAACAATGCAAAATCAAAAAGCAATTCAATGGTGTCGATATAATCAAATGCCTTTTAATCCAACATATTCGATTGAAAAATATATATAAATTTTAGTAAAATTTTCATATTTATAATGGGACTTGATAATATATAATATAAATTATTATATATGTTTTTAATTGGTTATATTGGATTATATTTTGATTTAATGTATTCATTTGAATTTGATCAAATTATTTAATTAATTATTTATTAATTAAATAATTAAATGTTAATAATTATATATTCAATATATAATTTGAAATACAATTATGAATTCTATAAAAAGAACTCATTTAAAAAAATGGTTATTTCGAAATAAATGTTTTGTAAAACGAGGTGAAAATAAAGAATATACACATTTATTATTAGATGGCGGAAAGCTTCATATTCCAAAAGAATTATATACAGATTTTTATAATGTATTTTCAATAGATATTTGTCAAGGAAATATAAATTGTATTTCAGAAAATAGAACTGAAATATTTCGTTTTTTAGTAGATATAGATTATATAGATGAGCAACCATTAGATAAACATGAAATTGAATTGATGTGTAAAAAAATTCAAAAAGGATTAGAACCATTTTTAAGACATAACTTGAATATTTATGACCGAAAAATCATAATATGCACCACTGGTGAAAGTAAAACAATTGTTGATCAAGGATATGATTTAATAAAAACAGGAATTCATATAATTTGGCCCCAAGTATATGTTGATGTACAATATGCTAAATATTTAAGAAGTGCTATTATTCAATATTTAACACAACATTGTCCATTACGCCCAAGTTATAGTTCTTGGGAATCTGTATTTGATTATGCTGTTTATAGTTCCTCTGGTTTACGAATGAAGGGTGCTTCAAAAAAAGTTAAATGTCCTATTTGTAAAGGAAAAAAAGGTCAAGTAGAATATTGTGAATTTTGTTATGGAGATGGCAAAAAGATAGAAGGTAATGGTAGAGTTTATATGCCATGTTTAGTATTAGACGGAAATGGGAATACATTAAATGATGATTTAAAAACTTTAAAAAATGATTATGTTGAAATGTTAAAACAAACATCAATTCGTTTATATAATCAAGAAAAAAATATTAAACATTTATCAAAAAAAGATTATCCAGAATGGTTTGATGCTACTAAATTAATGGAACATATGGACAAACCAACAGTTAAAAGAAAAAAAAAGAAGAAGATAGAATCATTTCAAGATATTTTAAAAATACAAAAAGGAATGAAAAAAAAAATCGCTTTAAGTATGGATTCCACCGAATTTTTAAATATTCATAAATTTTTAATAAATTTCTTTTTATATGATAAAGAATATAAAAATCAAAATATTAAAGGAATTTTTCAATGTGGAACAAAAAAAAATAAATTTTATGTTATTCAAACAGATTCACAATATTGTCAAAATGTGAGAAGAAATCATAATACCAATCATGTTTATTTTTTATTAAATGATAAAACAATTTCTCAAAAATGTTTTTCTGAATCAGTTAATAGTTTATCTATATGTTGTAATAATTATACTTCAGATGTTTCACCAATCACATTAAAATTAAGAGATTTACTTTATCCAGAATTAGTTAAAAAACGATTGGAAAATAATAAAAAAAATAAAGGTTTAGAACTTAAAACATGTATTTATGAAGATTATGAAGATGATGAAGATGATTCCAGTATTAAAAATTTTCCTAGTATAAAAACTATGATGGGTATGAAAGAATTGTTAAAAGCATTAGAAGGTTCTGTTTGTAGATAAATATTGTTTTATATAAAGTTTATACATGAATTAATTTTCTATAAATTAGTTATAAAGAAATGACTAAACAAAGAGAAGAACAAAATAAAGAAAATGATTTTTTTGATTTACCATTAAAAGTTATATTACAAAATATTGCAAGTTCTATATTATTAACTTTAAATGATATTACACGTGGTGAAACTTATGATAGTATTAATAGTTTTTTACAAGTATTTTTAAAAGAAAATCGTATTTTATATCTTGGAATATTTATAGCAATCTTTGCTATTTTTATTTTTTTATTTTTCGGTTAAATAATTATATATAGATCAGTATTATAGTTTAATTACACATATGAAAAATAAAAAATATGATTGCATTTATATTTCACCTCATATGGATGATGTAGTTTTTTCAGCATCTGGTAATTTATATAAAAATTTAAAAGAATACAAATCGATATTAATTATTACTGTATTTACACATAATCAAAATAATACAAAATTATCTTGTTTAAATAAAACAAAAAATCAACAAAATAATATTTCTGTATTAAAAAATTTATATGATAAAGTTACTTGTTTAAATGTGAGGAAAAAGGAAGATAAAAATGCTATGAAGTATATTAATATTGATTATATTCATTTAGATTTTCCAGAAATATTATATCGTCATAGCATGAATGTACTTAATATGTTTATATTTTCTTCAAAAAAAATTTTATTATCTCATGATATAGAATTTTTTCAAAAATATACTACAAAGATTATTAATATTATTAAAAATTCTTTAAAAAATAATGGAATTTTATATTTTCCATTAGGTAGCGGTTTTCATCCAGACCATTTATTAATTCATGATATAGGTATTCTTTTAAATTCTAAATATAATGTATATTTTTATGAAGATATTCCATATTCATTTTTATATACGAATTTAAAATATAGATTAATTAATGTATCCAAAAATAAAGAAATATGGTTTGATGCTCAAACTAATTGTAAATTAGTAGAACAACTCTTAGGAATTTCAAAAACTTTGAGCAGACCATTTTGTTATTTACACTTATATTCACAGAATAAGTTACCAAACAAATTGAAATTTAAATTTAAAGTAATTGAATTTAATGAGCAAACTTTTGATAAAAAAATAAATTTAATTTCCATGTATGAAAGTCAATTAGATGTTTGTTTTGGAACATCTGATAAAAATAAAATTAAATACCTTTTTAAAAAATATTCAAATAATATAAAATTTTCTAAAAAAAAATATTTTGAAAGATATTGGAAAATTATTTAAAAAATACAATAATTTGTTTCTTTATTTTTTTTTCCATCATTTGGGTTTGGTTCATCTTGATATAACATTTTATTTGAAACATTCGGTCCAGTTTTTTTATATCGCTTATTACAATGTTGTATCATATAATCTATATGTAATTGTAATATGTATTGTAATGATTCTAATGCTTTTGTTAATTTGTTTTCAAATTCCCTATTTGGAGGTGTTTTATATATTAGTGAATGTAAACTATTTAAAGCATTATTTCTCTCATCTTTAACAATATCAATTGTTGCTTCACAATGCTTTATTCCTCTTTCAATATCTAACCGTAAATGTAAGAAATTATCAATATGTTTTATCATATTATTATAAGCACTTTCATTATATCTTTGAAATTCTTGAATATCGTATACAAGTTCAACTATACCAGAATCCATATAAAAATAATCTGGAGGTGGAAAAATTCGTGTTAATTTTAATTCTAATAAATTCATTTCATTAGTATCATTCGATAATCTTTTTTCATTCAAAATATATATTACTATAATTCCTATACAAGATGCAAAAATAAAATTAAATTTTATTTCTATAAAAGACAATAAAAATATTATTATTATTAAAATAAAAATATATGTTAATAATGAATTACCATCTATTTTTTTTATATAATTATATACCCCAAGAGTCTTATTTTTTATAAAACTATCCTCCATTTGTTTTAAGTTTCTTTGTTGTTTAGCTTGGCTCATCATTTTTTTTTGATTCATTTTATCCATTTCTTCTTCTATTGATGACATTAAACTAAATATATATATATCTAAATTATATTCTTTTTTTTTTATTTTATACTAATTAAAATGGTATGTATCGCGGTTGATCATAAGAATATAAACTAACTTTATATTCCCCTTTAAAACTTGGAACTGATACTTTGTCATCATTATCTAATTCTTTTCTTAGATCCAGTGCTACTTTATTACCATTTCGCGAACCATCCATTACATAATATTCATAATCACTCGCACCTGGATATTTTGGTCTTCCATATAACGGTAATCGAGCATTATCAGGATCATTTTCAGTATTTGTTAAAACACCTATTTTTTGAAATATCGGTGTTTCTCCTCGTGTTGGAATATTTAATGGAACTCCATTACCCTTTGGTGGAGGCATACTTCTTCTTGTAAAAGAATATAATCTTTCCGGTGGAGTTAACATACTTGTATTACCTCGTATTGTATTTAATTCCCCATGATTTATAGAATTCCTTATAATTGTTTTAGTTACACATTTTCGACATAGTTTTTGTTTTGAATTTAATGGATTTTCAATAATATAATTACAAAATATAAATAATCCAATTAATGTAATAATTATAAGATATATATTTTCAAGATTAAAGCAAAATTTATTAAAGCAAATCTTCGTCATACTTATTATACTATTTATAATAGATTATTTTATAAAAAGATAAGATTTAATTATATATTTAATTATATATAGATAATTATAAATGTCTTCAAATACTACAAATAATACTATAAATGATACTACAAATGATAAAATAATTATAAACGATACAAAACAATTAAAAATATCAGACATTACTAAAATACTTTTGAATCAAATAGAAAAAAAATATACAAAAAATTATAAACCAGATAATAAATTTGATGAATTTAATAAGAATTTAATAAATTATTTGGTAAAAGATAGACAATCAAATCAAAGTACAATAAATCTAGAAAATATACTACAACAACTCGATAGTTTAATAGATGATATAACTAATCAGAATATTAATTATGAAAAAATAGCACAATTAATTCCAAATTTATTACAAATAATTAATATTTTGGTACCAAATGACGATAATATTTCAATCATACAAACAAAAATTGTGGCATTATTAGAACTACTAAAAAATAAACATAATAATGAGGAAGATGATGCGAAAGATGATGCGGAAGATGATGATGATGATGATGCGGAAGATGAAGAAGATGAAGAAGATGAAGAAGATGATGAAGATGATGATG